AAGGCTACTTGCCGAAGCCTGTCACGGCGCTGCTCTATCCGCTACGTGACCCGGCTCTTGCGTAGGTATCGGACATGAGCTTGAAAGCAGGCCGTCTACGCCATCGTGTGGACATCCAATCCAAGGTGCAGACGCAGGACCCGCAGACCGGCGAGATGATCGACAGTTGGGTCACTACCTGGCCCCAAGTGCCGGCAGAGATTGCGCCGTTGAGCGTGCGCGAATTCATCGCCGCCCAGGCAGTGCAATCTGATCTTTCGGTGCGCGTCACCATCCGCTATCGGGACGGCCTGCTGGCGACTATGCGTATCCTGCACAAAGGACGTATCTATAACCCAGCAGGCTGGCTTGCTGATCCGGTGCGCGGCAATGAGTACCTGACGGCTCCCTGCTCGGAAGGCGTGAACGAAGGTTGAAGCCTGACAATCGCTGGACTGGCTGCACCGTCGTGTGCATCGCCAGCGGACCCTCTTTGACTGCGGAAGACTGCGAGATGGTTGGGCGGTCAGGGCTGTCAACGGTAACGGTTAACTCAAGTTGGAAGATGGCCAGGTTCTGCGACGTGATTTACGCCGGCGATGCTTGCTGGTGGGCTGAGTATGGCAACGAGATCGATGTCCCGGCTGAACGCTGGGGCTGTACTCGTCAGGCCAAGCAGCGCTTTGGGGTGAATCACCATCAAGCTGGCGGCCCCTATAACAGCGGTATGCGCGCCATCCAGTTCGCAATGGGGCGGGGAGCCTCGCGCGTGCTTCTGCTCGGCTATGACTGTTCGCTTGCAGCCGGAACTCACTGGCACGGCGAGCATCAGCGGACCAAGAATCCTGACGCTCAGAAGGTAGCTGGTTGGCATAAGCAGTTTGCCCAGGTGGCGGCAGAGGCCAAGGCTCGAGGCGTTGGGGTGGTCAACTGCTCGCGGGAGACGGCGCTAGCCTGCTTCCCGCGAATGACATTGCGCGAGGCGCTGTGCTTATCAGAGGAATGCAGGGCTTAGGCGACAACATCTACGCCCGCGCCTTCGTGAAGAACTATCCGGGCGCCTATCTGGAAACTCCGTGGCCTCAGCTTTACAGCGACCTTGACGTGAAGTGTGTCCGGCCGACGACGCAGTTGCGCACCCAGCTTCGGAACATCCAGTTCGACCACGACTGGCATCGTCCGGTTGGTGATTGGCAACTACGCATCTCCTACGGCCGCTATCCGATCATCCAGGGGCTGCGCAAGGCGTTCCGTTGTGAGCCTGGGGAGTTCGATCTGCCGGATTTCGGTCCCTCTCCGGCTGGAGGTCGGTATGTGCTGGTTCGACCTGCCACGATTCGCGCTGAGTGGCGTGCAGACTCACGCAACCCACTGCCCGGGTACATCGCCAGCGCTGCCGCAGAGATGCGCCGGCGCGGTTACCAGGTGGTATCGGTGGCAGACCTGGAACACGGCAAGGAATGGGCGCTAGATCCACTTCCTCCGGCGGATATCCAGTTCCACAAGGGTGAATTGCCTGTCGAGCAACTGCTGGCCCTGCTGCAACACGCTGACGCAGTAATCGGCGGCATCGGCTGGATCGTCCCGGCCAGCATCACCGCCAAGGTGCCGGCCTGGATCATCTGCGGCGGGCAGGGCGGCTACAACTCGCCCGAACATATCACCGATCCATGCATGGACCTGTCCCGCATCACCTTCGCGGTTCCAGACAGGTTTTGCCTCTGCACCCTGAAACAGCACAACTGCGACAAAAGGATCACCGATCATGACCAACGCTTTGCCGCCTGGGCTGACCGACTGCCTGCTCTGGTCTGAGGAACTCGGTATGGGCTGGCATGGCAGGAGGCCAATGGATTACGAGGGCGCCTACTTCGCCAAGTACCAGGAACTCGACGCCACTCCCATGGGGGAAGCGCTGACCAAAGCGCGTGTCGATCTGGTGCGCCGGCACTTCTCCGGTCAGGTACTGGATATCGGTATTGGTGGTGGGCGTTTCGTAGAGGAATCAGGCGGCTTCGGGTTCGACGTAAATCCAGAAGCGCTGCAATGGCTGAACGCTAACGGCTGCTACAAGAACCCGCATTTCGGTTGGGATGCCATGACCTTCTGGGACAGCTTGGAGCACATTCCTGACCCAGAGTTGATGCTGCGCAGTATTGGCGATTGGGCGTTCGTCTCGATGCCGATCTACAAGGATCAGGCCGACTGCCTGAAGTCCAAGCACTTCAAGCCAGGTGAGCACATCTGGTACTGGACGCTGGATGGCTTCGCGTCCTGGATGGACCGCCAAGGTTTCGAACTGCGCGAGATCAACCATGCCGAGTCCGAGCTGGGCCGGGAAGGCATCACCTCGTTCGCGTTCCGCCGCTATGGCTGATGCAGTTGAGTTCAAGATCGAGGGGCTGGACAGCCTGCTCGGGAAGCTTGAAGAGCTCAGCTATGACGTGCGCCGAAAAGGTGGACGCTCGTCTTTGCGGAAGGCTGCAGCCCTGGTTGTGGCGAATGCCAAGGCCGGAGCGGAAAAGGTCGACGACCCAAGCACTGGCCGCAGCATCTCCGACAACATCGCTCTTCGCTGGAATGGCAGGCTCTTCAAAAGATCAGGTGACCTTGGTTTTCGCATTGGCGTTCTTCGAGGTGCGGTATTGCCGAAGCGCGGTGATCGTGTAGAGAAAACGCAGAACTCGCCAACTCCGCACTGGCGCCTTCTCGAGTTCGGGACAGAGAAGATGCGTGCGCAGCCATTCATGCGTTCCGCTCTGGCCGACCATATCAGCGAAGTCACGAACACCTTCGTCAGCGAATATGAGAAGGCAATTGATCGCGCCATCAAGCGCGCCAAGAAGAAAAAGGTGACTTGATGTTCCCTCCAATCTACGAGGTCTGCGCGGCAGATTCTGGCGTGCAGGCTGCGCTCGGAACGCCTGTGCGACTTTACCCATTTGGCGAGGCGCCACAAGGTGTAGCTCTGCCTTATGCAGTGTGGCAAACGCTTGGCGGATCGCCGGAAAACTTCCTGAAGCAGCGTCCTGACATCGACCAATTCACCCTGCAAGTAGACGTGTATGCCACGAGCGCCACTGCAGCCAGGGACGTCGCCAGGGCTCTTCGTAATACCATAGAGCCTGTCGCATACATCACACGCTGGAACGGTGAAGACCGCGATCAGGAAACCAAGAACTACCGCGTCAGTTTCGACGTGGACTGGTGGGTTCAGCGGTAGCTGCAGCCCTTAGTAAGCAACCCGCCAAGTGCGGGTTTTTTTGTGCCTCAAGAAACCCGCACAGGAGAAACACCATGTCGGTCCTTACCCAAGGAACTCAGGTTTATTTCATCGATCCGAACTTCGACAGCAGCGGTCCTGGCGTCCGCGAAGTCGAGTGCGCTACTACCTTCAGCCCTGGTGGCAACCCGGCAGACCAGATCGAAGACACCTGCCTGTCTGCCACGACTCGTAGCTACAAACCGGGTCTACGCACGCCTGGTCAGGCTTCCCTCGGCCTGAATGCGGACCCCGAGAACGAGTCGCACCTTCGCCTGCACGAGTTGAGTGAATCCGATCCGTCCCCAACCCTGAAGTGGGCGGTGGGCTGGGCCGATGGTACTGCTGCTCCGACCATTAGCGGCCCGGACAGCAACGGTGAATATGACTTCGTTCTGCCCACCACCCGCACCTGGTTCGTTTTCGAAGGCTACATGTCGGACTTCCCCTTCGACTTCGCCGCCAACACTGTTGTTACCACTGCCGCCACCATCCAGCGCTCGGGCGGTTCCGCCTGGATTCCGAAGGTGTAACCCATGCTGTTGAGCATTGACTCTCTGAAAGAACTGGGTGCCTTCAGTGGCGCCCCGGTGGAGCGGGAAATCACCTGGAAGCAGGGCAACAAGGAACTGACCGCCACTGTCTATGTGCGCCCGCTGTCCTATAGCTCGGCCGTATCCGACCTCATGGCAATCAATGGGAAGGTTGACGGCATCGCCGGCCGAATCGCGGCGAGCATCGTCACCGCCGATGGGAAGCCGGTATTCACTGCGGGCGACATCACTGGCGAGGCAGACCCTGATCGCGGCCAACTGGACGGCAATCTGACTGTTGCTCTGCTGGGCGCGATCGCCGAGGTGAATAACATGGGAAAGACGCCGAGCTCAGCGAACTAGACGAACTCTGGCATGAGTTGGTCTTGTGCGGGGTAGGCGGCAGGACCATAGCCGAGGCGCAACAGCGCCTCAGCTATCGAGAGTTCCTGAGCTGGACTAGATACCGCGCTAAGCGTGGAACCCTGAACTTGGGCATGCGCGTGGAACGCGGCTCAGCATTGCTGGCCACGCTGTACACCAACAGCCACAAGAAGGGTGGTGGCTTCAAGATCTACGACTTCATGCAGCACGACAAAGAACCCGCGATCACTCTTGAGCAGGCTATGGATGCCTGGAAATAACTGGAGGGGAAATGGCATCTAGCAGCCTGGGCGTGCTCACGCTCGACCTGATTGCCAAGGTCGGCGGCTTCGTGACTGGCATGGACCAGGCTGAGCGCAGTTCACAGAAATGGCGAAAAGAGGTTGAGAAGAACGCCAAAGCCGTTGGCGTTGCTATCGGTGGGGCGATTGCCACTGGCGCAACAGCGCTAACCGCAATCACAATCAGCACCATCAACTCGGCCAAGGAAATTTCGAACCTTTCCCAGGTTGCCGGCAGCAGCACGACTGAGTTTCAGAAGTACGCGGCCGGGGCAAAGCTGGTTGGTATCGAGCAGGAGAAGCTTGCCGACATCTTCAAGGATGTGAACGACAAAGTAGGCGACTTCCTGAACACTGGCGGTGGTGCGCTTGCTGACTTCTTCACGAACATCGCACCAAAGGTAGGCGTCACTGCCGACGACTTCCGCAACCTTTCAGGGCCGCAGGCGCTCGGTCTCTACGTTCAAAGTCTCCAGAAGGCGAATGTCAGCCAGGCGGATATGACCTTCTACATGGAGGCCATTGCCAGCGACGCGACTGCGCTAACTCCGCTTCTTCTGAACAATGCTGAGGGTTTCAAGACCCTGGGCGATGCCGCTGAAGCATCAGGCGCCATCCTCGACGAGAAGACCATTCGTGCAGCCAATGAGTTGCAGGCTGCGACCTGGTTGATTGAGCAGAGTGTCACTGGTCTTAAGAACCAGATTGCAGCACAGCTCCTCCCTGCACTCAGCGATATGGCGGTGGGTCTGCTTGGCGTCAACAAGGAAGGCGAGGCCGCTGTTGTCGTTGGCGAGTTCGTTGTCGATACCCTCAAGTTCATGGCGAAGGCCGCAGTTGGGGCAGTTGGTGCGTTTGATTTGCTTGGCAAAGCCATTGGCGGAGCTGCAGCCACTGCAGCAGCGGGCTTCAAGGACGCTGACTGGACTGACTTTGCGGCTGGCCCGGTGGGTCTTGCTAACCTGCTGTATAAGAACCGCCAAAACATCCAGCAGACTGCGGCAGGGGTAGGTGAAGACCTTGATGCCGTAGCGCAGAAATACGCCGGGTTCCTGAATGATATCGACAAGGCTGGAAGTGGCGGCACAAACGGTAAGATAAAAGAGCTTGCCGACCTTCTGGAAAAGCTCAGGAAGAATGGTGGAAAGCCCGGCACCTTTACCGCCCTGACGAATGAAGAGAAGGCCGCTCAGAAAGCTGCTGAGCAAGCTGCCAAGGCACTGCAGAAGCGTTTTGATGATGCAGAGACAGGCTACGAGCGGCAGATCGCCCTGATCAACACCGAGGTGGATAAACGCAAGGATGCCACCGAGGTTGCCAAGCTTCAGTTCGAGATCGAGTCGGGCAAGCTAAAGGGGATCAACTCTCAGCAGCAGGAGCGACTCAATA